TGGTTGTTACAGATATTCCATCATTTTGTCTGTATGTGTTATTGGCAGAAATCGCCGGATAAATCTCACAAACAAGATTAGCAACTGTGTCTAATGTTGCAACTCGTTTTATATCGCTAATTCCCGTTGTATTAAAGCGATTCCTTTCATCCTTTGTCCAAGTCAAATCTCCCAAATCAATCACGGGCATATCATGCGTTTCTGTACCCCCCACGAAATCAGCATTTCCTTGGTAGATGGAGTTGGTGAAGGTGGCGGTGTGGGTATTTTTAGGTTGTAATCTTACATAAGCCGTTGCAGGCTTTTCAAAAAATGTGCTACGACAATATTTTGCGTTAGAAGGCACGGAAACAGTGATAGAAGGCTGATAACTAAACTTTACACCACTAATATATGCTTTGTTTGAATCATAAAAACTCAGCCCCGCATTATTCAAAGATTCATTTGTCGTATAAACAAATTCGGAATAATTGCTAACATCAAAATATTCGCTAACACACTCTTTTCTGTCCGTTTCTGGATATGCCGTGGTTGTGCCATCTTGTCCTATCCAAGCATTTTCAACATACCCATTTGCAGTATTTTTACCTTTTGGTATAATATCCCCTCCAGTTCTCACCACATCCCCGCTTGAGTATGCGGTTATGGGGCAGATGTTTTCCCACGGTGACCATGATGTTGGGACGTTGCCTCCATCGATCAGCATATACAAGTTATCATCATGCGGAATTTCACCTGTTTTATAAAAATCAAAAGACACATACATATCTTCTGTTGCTGTATATGTCAATGTTTTGGCATTATATGCAACTGCAACTCTGCTGCTATCAGGATATGTATTGATATAAATCCCGCTTAAGTCGATGTCACCGAAAAAAATGAGAGTATATGTACGTCCTGACTTTAATTCAAATCCTTGATTCACATAAAAACGAGTATTTGAATTTGTGGTTGTTTTTGTACTCGGATCTAATTTGTTAATTCCAGCTCCCCCAACCCACGGTTTATCATATCCATGCAAGTCCTGTGAGCCTGTGATTGCGGTGGTACACTTTACAAGCGGAGCGTCTGCTCCATCGGTAAATTCTACGGGATTGCCAGTAACTTCTTTCACCACAGATGGATCGGGAAGTGTGCTATTTTTCCATGTATCGTCCGAATCATCGTATAACAGCGCCTGCCCGTCTGTCGGGCTTGTAATCTCCACATCGTCAAGATCTGAGAGTGCGCTTGCACCACCCGTGCCAAGAGCCTCAATGTCCTCGCCAACCGTGAGCTTATCCCACTTTGTAGCGTCCCAAGCGCCCGTGACATTATCAGCTTTGCACTTGTAATACTCACCGAGATAAACCACACGATTTCCCGTGTTATATGTCTCTGTCGACACCCAACCGGGAGCAATCATGGTGCGGTTTCCGTGCATTATACCGTCTATCATTTCCGTTCCTTGGTCTAAAACCCGTATATCTGCGGGCTCTCCCAACTGCGGAAGTGGAAGGCTATAATTCTGTGTAGCAGCCATTTTCTTCTCCTTTTACCAACCGTAATACTCGTAAACTTCGCCCCATGTGTTGTAGGTACGAACTTCCCAACAGCTTTCGTCAAATTCGCCCGTTGTCGCACTGGTACACCGCCACTCGATATGCGCGTCTCCATTGAGCGTGTAGCAAATGTCATAAGGCGCATAGGACACGCTCGGATCGTAAACATTCGCCGCAGGAACAACACGATACAGTACATCGTACCAAGTGAGAGCTCCAATGGGATTTCGGTTAATGTACATTGCATCGCCATACTTAACCACAACGGGAGCGCCAGACAACTCAACAACCTCGATGTTATCCTCAATCTCAATCGTGATTGGCGTGATACCCTTAATCTCGCATTCGTCATAGAACGCATCAACCGTCTGCCCGTCTGCAAGGGTAAGCTCTGTGAGGTTGTCCTCGCATTCAATCCAACCGTCCCAAGCACTGGAAGCAACCAAACCTTGACCGGAGATAACCGCATTAAGGTTTGCCCGTCCGATCCGAGTAACACCACCTTCGCTATTGATCCTTACCTTGAAGGTATTGATTGCCGCTTCCTGAATCGGGATCAGATAGAGCAGATGGAGTAAGTGCTTACCCTCGATCCATGTCTCTACGGGCTTGTAGTCGAGTTCTGTATTATTCCAGAGGTACTTGATATTGTTTACAATGCTCTCGACTTCTTCCTCTTCAATCTCCGCTTCGAGTGCTATCTCCGTCTGGAAAGTGACGAGCGTCTGTTTTGAGCTACCAAACCTTATACTTATTATCTCTTGATAATCGTCCCGTATTTCGTACTCTTCGGCATTAGTGTATGTATAATACTGCACCTCATTTGCGGTGCTCTTGCTCATCAATCCGGCGAGTGCTTTGTCCTCTTTGGTCTGTGCGCCATTGAGTGCCGGATTTGCGCCATATCCGTCCAGCATATACACATCATGATAGTCATACTCATACGACATCATGCAACCGGTCCGGTCTCCGCCTATCCCGTCCGGGAAGGTCAGCACATCGCCAAGGTCATAAGCAGGACATCCGCAACGGTCCACACTAAAAGGCGTGTATGCAATCTGTGTCAGCGCTTCCAGTATGTTACCAAGCGCCGTGAGAGTGTTTCCGGTCTGCAAAAAAGGGTTAGCGCCCAGATCATAAGTGAGCGCATCGTCCTCCATAGTCCTGGCGTAATCTTTGTAGCCGTTATCAAGTCTCGTCACACTCACCGCCGAGTATCTGGTCTCATAGTCAGAAAAAGAGGATCCTTCCCACCTCGCTGATCCGTCTATCTCATCCACTGCTTCCGTGCCGTAAGAACGAAAAATAACCTTGCCATCTCTCGTTGCTGTAGCAAAACAGCACATGAGCTGAGCAAGCCAGAATAACAGATCTCTGTATGTGCTTATATCGTTCTCAGAATACAGAGCAAAAGCAGTATTCCCGTTGGGCAATGCTTGTATTTCCTGCTCCGTCTGAGCAAACTGCACACCGGTTTTCTGCGTGATATATGCCATGTAGTCCCACGGCTTGCCGGTCGAAGCCGCGCCTATCCAATCCTTGTCGAGATAGTCGAGCACATCATAGGCAACGACATAAACGCCGGTCTCTTGGTGCAAGGCTTCCACCACATGGAAGATCCCGAGCGGCACACTTTCCCATGTTGTAGAACCAACTTTGAGTTCTTCGGAAATCGTAATCGTCTGCCCCATCCACTCTCCTGTGAGATTGATCCCACGGAAAACGCAGGTCATTTCGCCAATATATACCGATCCGAGCTCCAACTCCGTACCGCTGGAGCACTGATTATCAATTTTGAGCGTGCCGGAGACAATATTGGCATCTGTAAAGCTGATCGTGCCGATCGTCCCCGTGATCCGTCTCTCCTTAATCGGTTTCCCGATTGCGGTCTTATAGGCCGCGCTTACTGGATACATCAGAACTCCTCCAGCGTAAAGCTGATCGTGTAAAGGCCCATACTCTCCGTGCTACGGTCGGAGTACTGTTCCATGCTCTCCGAGTAATCCTCTATGCGCATGGTTTTCGTCTCGTATGCTTTTGTCCGTTTATTGTAGAGCTGCACCTGGATGGAAGCTTGAGCCCGGAAACCCTCAAAGATTGCCGCCCATCTATCATTTACCAGATATGTGCACGCCACAGAGGTCTTTTCATCACGGACCAGCTCTACATCATCGTGTCCGTCCTCTGTCTTGTTGACAATGGACACTTTGTCATCACTCCGGTCAAAAACAGATGGATAGAAGGGGATTGTCGTGCTATCGAATATCATTGGAAACTGATTTTTAAGCATGTTTACCTCCCTCCTGATCGTTTAGCACTTGCCGTAGCAGTGGAATTATTCACAGTGGAAACTCTCACGCCATTGACATAGACATTGGTTGTCCCACCGGAGCCGCCGCCTGTGGTAACTTTGCTCGATTGCTTTCCGAGCGCTCTCTGTCTGTTCTGCTCAAGCTTTCGATTTACTTCAGCCTCCGTAGTTCCTAAGCGCTGATATGTCTCATTTCGTCCCTTAGCCGCTGCCGTCTCTGCATCGTCTATCGCTCCGAGAATCGCCTCAACTGCTGCATCTGCCATTTCCGAAATCTCCTGCCAGATACTTGCCGCAAAACCTTTAAGGTCTTCCCATAATCCTTTCAATTTCTCGCTCAAGTTTCCCCAATCTCCAAAGATAACATCACAGACAGCGCTCACAATCCCTCCGATTGCCTCAAAAGCAGGCCCAAGCAAATTATTGAGCAATCCACCGATTACCTCGATTGCAGGGCCGAGAATCGTGCTCAGCGTGTCACCTACGCCCTTAAACAGATCCGTGAGGGGCTTGAGTATCTCCCCAATCAACTGGAGTAGGGGCTTGATTAACTGGATCACCAGATCAAGGACCGGTTTGAGGATATCCACTACCGCTTTAAGGATTGGCGTGAGCATATTTACAAGGTCAACCAGTACCGGCATAATCGCTTGTACCAATTCCACAAGCGGAGGGATCAGTGTTCCGAGCAATTCCACAACCACCGGCAATATTGCCTTAACAATATCCATGAGCGGAGTGAGCAGACCGGTGAGTAGATCGAGGAGCGGAGGAAGTACCTGCTCTCCCAGATCTACGAGCACCGGAAAGATTGCATCCATGAAATCTTCAAGCGCCGGAGCAATCCGGTCAAACATGCTTTGAAATTTCGGCATAAACTTTAAGATTTGGTCGGAGAATTTCTGCACAACAGGAGTTAAAGCCGTGCCGAGCTGGTTCCCCATAGCCTTGAAAGACGCTTTCACATCGTCCATGGTGTCTTTTAGCTTAACTCCGGCATCCACCGCCTCATCGGACATAACAAGCCCGAGATCATGCGACTTTTGCGTGAGGTTTTTAATGGATTCTGCCCCGCTGTTCAACAACGGAGCGAGCTCTGTACCACTTTTCCCGAGCAATTCCGTTGCCAGCTTCGCACGATCCGCACCTTCGTCCATGTTTGCAAGAGCGAGAATGGTATCATAGAGTACATCCTCTTGTGCTCTCAGCTTTCCGGTGCTGTCTGTTGCGGAAACTCCAAGCTTCCCGAGTGCCGTCTTCGTCTTATCCGTTGCGCTCTGGTTCTTAAGCATTTCCGTGTTAAGTTTCTTCATTCCGGTCTGGAGCGCGTTTACATCCATTCCGTTACGATCCATGACATACTTCCACTCCTGATATGCCTTTTTCGAGATTCCGATCTTCTGCGAAGTCTTGTCTATCTCATCGGCATACTCGGAACTGCTGGAGGCGAGTTTTGTGACAGCTCCCGCAGCTGCCGTAGCCGCAGTGACAACTGCACCAGCAGCGCTAGCCGCTATCTTCATTCCCTTTCCAACATTCTCAAGCGCTCCCTTGAGCTTATCAAAGCGTTTAGCCTCGGAAGCATTGTCGAGAGCCTTGTCCGCTTCTTTTGCTTCCGATTCAAGGTGGTTAAGCTCTGAAGCTGTTTTTGATACTTCGGCCTGGAGCGCGTCATACTGGCTTTTCGTGATTGTTCCATCTTCCAGAGCCTTTGCAGCATCCTCAGCGGCCTTCTTCTCGAGCTCCAATTTCTCTTTTGTCTGCTCGATTGCCGTGTTGAGGATGTCCTGTTTTTTCTTTAAGGCATCGACATTCCCCGGATCCAGTTTAAGTGCCTGGTCTACGGTCTTGAGGGATTTTTGAGTGAGTGACAGCTCTTTATTGACATCACCAAGCGATTTCACAAGCCCGGAAGTCTTGCCCTCGATTTCAATTGTAATTCCTTTAATTGTGCCGCTTGCCATCTATCTATTACCTCATCAGTGCCTCGATATCCGCCATCGTTGCCTTTAACGGATATTCGTAATTGTCGTTTTCTCTTTCGATAATCATGTCAACCAATTCACCCTCAGTAATACAAAACATTTCCTCGATGGAGAGGTTGAGTGATTTCGCTCTGAGCATCAGTAAGCCAACCGTAGTCTCCCTTACGGTCGGCCTGCTCAGTTTTTTGGTGTTGTGTGTGTTTCTGCTCCTTTTGCATACTCCTCAGCGAAAGCCGAGACCGCCGCAGGAGAGATAAAAGCATTCATGGAGAAGTCCATGAGCCATTCAATGTAGTCCATCTCCGTCTTTTTGAGAATCTCAGCAATTGTCACGCCGTTTCCGCGCTGATACATTAAATTCCAGACAAAAAACACACGCGGAAAGATATCTTGAACGATGGACGGGTGCTCCTGTGCCCCTCTGATCGAATCAACATCATTATAAAAATTGCGATTAAAAATCCGCTGATACACCATGCCCGTTGCTGAGTTAGAGTGTAATTTCAGGACACTTTCCTCACCATCGGCCTTAATAATTGCCATATCTGTCATAGTTTTACTCCTTATTTTTGAAAAATAGGCCGAGGAGACAGTGTTTCCCCGGCCTTATGAATTACTACTCAACAATAACTGTTGCGGTGTCTGTATAGGTTACTCCGTCAACCGTAATGCTTGCAGTGATCGTAGCACTACCAGCGCCCTCACCAGTAACAACTCCAGCCGCTACGGAAGCAACGGAAGTGTTGCTGGAGGCCCATGTTACTGTCTGGCCTGCCGGAACGACAGCCGCCTCAAGAGTAAATGTTGCCTCATCAGCAACGGTAAACGCATGAGTTGACAGCTCGATGGAAGGAACCGGCGAAGCACCACCCGCATATACTGCGGAATACCAACCATTATAAGCAGCGCTTCCCTTGTCAACATAGTCCTTAACCTTCTGATCGTCCGGTCTAGGAGTGACGATGAGGTTTACTGTTTCAGTAGTAACCTCAATGCTCTCTCCCTTAGTCTGTGATCCCACGGGAGGACGAGTGAGAGAACAACGATAGAAAAGGAACCGTCTGCCGGAAGCGTCCATGGTAAACTCGAACATCAAAGCGATGTACTTCTTCACATCGGTAGATTTCTCGCTTACCACGCCGTTTACATCCTTTGTCTGTCCAAGTACTGCGGTGTAAACATCCTCCGGGACTAGAGCGGATTCAAATGTGCCGGAATACCCGTTGTTATTTCCAACCATGTAGTATGTGCCGTCATCAGCGTAGAACGGAGAATCATCGCCCTGCGCATCGAGGGAGATGTTTACTGCTCCGGGCCAAGCCTTAACGGTTCCATAGCTGGAAGTAACAGCGCCGGCGCTATCTGTGGTCTCTGTTACGATTGCATAATGCACATTTTTAAGACCATACTTAACTTTAGGCATTGTCAATTACCTCCAAATTGTAAATGATTGTATAGGCTCCATCCGAAGCCTCAAAAGCTCCGCTCGAAGTCCAAAAGAGATCGAGGGAATCTAACAGATCGTCAATAGCTGATTCTGTGTCGGGTGTGTTGGAATACACTGTGATTGTTACTGTTGCCACCTTCTGGAAAACCACATTATCCGCTGAAAAGTTATCCGGGTGAGCCCAAACAAATACGGCATAAGGAACCGGCGTTTTCATCGGCGCAAAATTGTAATATGTGTCGATTACATCGGAAAGTGCGTTATACAATTCTGTTTTTGTCATGACAGCTCCTTCCGTATGCGTTTCTCGACTTCCGTCTTACACCACTCTTCCACCGGCTTTATATGTGGTTTTCCTGCCACATGGCCCGCCTTTTTACCGTGAGATACAACATCGTGCCCGTTTTCCAGCAAGTGCGTGAGCTGGTATTGCTTATTCTTAACGATGAATTGTGAATAGGTTTTCTTACTCTTATTGTCAACCGTCCAATCATCGGCATAGTGCCTGTGTCCGCCGTTTTTGGCTGCTTTCGGGGATGTGGCCTTAAGCTTTTTCACGGCCTCTTTCGATACTTCATCCTCTACCTGGAGCACAATCTTATCCACATCACTCGCATACTCAGTGAGTATCTGGTTGATCTGTTTCGTCAGATCCATGAGCAACACCTACCTTTGTGCCTGCGTAGATCTCCAGCTCGTCAAGGCTTGCCTTGTATGTACGAGTGACGGCATATAACTCGCCGTTATACTCAAGCTCCTTCTCACCGTTGTAATTCACGGGATTAGTGATAAACACATACTCAAGAGCAAGCCCATTCTGCATGCCGTTGTAAAAGTCCGCACGGCCCACAGATCGACACTGGCAGAACACTTCCCGCTCGGATTTGGTTGAGATCGGTGCTCCGTATTCGTTCTTGGTGATCTCCTCGCTTATCAGTTTGATAGTGGTATCAATCACTCTGCATCACCTCGCATCTTTTGTGAGAATACTTTTTGATTGAGCAAATAACGAAGCATTCGAGGCATTCCCTCTCCGGTCTCTCTTTTTTTCCACATCCAAGTAGCATACATAACAATCAACTGCATATCGTCAACACCGAGAGTTGTCGGGAAGGACACGCCCTCCCGGACAATCTCTGCTTTGGCGGATGTGAGATATTGACCAAGCCGGGAATCGTATGCCGTTGAAGATATGCCAAGGTCAACCTTAAGCATTCCAAGCATAATCTCCTCCGGTGTTGGTGTTGCACTATTATTCTGTTCCGGCATTGATCTTCACCTCCGTCTATTTCTTAGTGCTTTTCTTTTTATCCTCTGCCTTCGGCGTGCTTTTTGCTTTGCTTCCAGCATAATCGGGTGTTACAACTACCATAATGCACCTCCTTACTCATCCGAGAGTGTCAAGCTGGACAGATCGAAGAACCATGTCTTAGATTCTCCCGTTCTGGAAGAAACAACCTTAAGCTTCTGATTCTGAATATCTGTCAACTTAAACATCGCCAGATTGTCGGGATCGAGTGCAACCATGCCGGATCCAGCGGAAGGAACAAGACCAACCTTTGTGGTTGTTGCATCGCTGTCCGGTGTAAACTTCAGACCGATAAACCAACCAGCACCCCAATCCGTAACAATCTGTCCGGAGGTCTGCTTGTGAAGTGTACCGGTAATCTTATCGCCGCTAACTGAGACACTGGTCTGCATTTCTGCTGCCGTTGTGCCCCAGAAATCGGTCTCAGCGGGTGCGGCCGCTACCGTGAGACCACTTATAAATTTGCACCGTCCTGCGCAAATGTAACGTCATTTGCAGCGGGAGTGTGACCATTGATACCGATAGCCACAAACGCATTGTTGATCAGCACCTTACCGTCATAACGAGCAGTACCCTTGAAGCCGGTCTGATCCTCAACCCAGAACGCATGCTCGGAAGTTCCGATGGTGGTTCCGGCACGCTCCGCCAGCAGATACAGATCATAGTAACCAGCGATGATGGTGTTATCTGCGATGGAATCAATGACAACGATATCTCCACCAAGGATCGGCATTACGCCGTTAAGAGCGGAAACATAAGCGCCGTTAGCGTCCAGAGCAACAAACTCAGCCATCAGCTTATTGTAGGTGCTCTCGTTCATCGCCCAAGTCTTCACGCCACGGCTATACTTACCCTTAGCCTTAGCGAAAGCATTGATAATGGCAACAACAAGATCCTTGCCATGTACAGTATTAGCGATTGTGACGATGTTCGGAGTATCGGAAACTGCTTCAAGTGCGGTAAGAATACCAACGGGCATCTTAGTTCCGGTTCCGTAAAGGGTAGTCTTATCCAGTGCAATACCGATTGCAGCGCCCAGCGCACGGATCAGCTCACTTGCCAGATCTACATCGGAATCCTCAAGAGTTGCATTGCAAATCTTGAAATATCCGCCTACCTTGTAGCCGTCAACCTCAACCTTGGAAAAGCTAAGGTCCAGCTCGTTAAGGTTTGCGCATGCCTCGGTCCATACTGCCTCGGGAATTGTACCCTCGATAGCTACGCGGCCCGTGCCGGAAACCTGGCGAAGATTTACTCTGCCGTAGAGCTTAGAGTAATCCATAATATTCTCACGGAGAAGTCCGAGGAATACCTGCGGGATCAGATAACCGGCGTTACTGATCGCTCTTTTCTCTTTGATTGCAGTTCTGATCTCTCCAAGGAAAGCCTGCATCTCATCTCTCTGCACGAAGACGGTGCGCTCTTCGTAGCTCATCTCTTTCCATCTCTTGTTCATGGTGCGTGTCTCCTTCTGCGGTGCTGCCGCTTCTCTTTTTTCCGGCTCATCTTTCTTCTCAGCCGGTGTTTCTTCGATCTCTGAAAGCTCTCTCTCGAGCTTTTCCACCTCTGCCTCAAGATTTCTCACATCTGTCTCGGCTGTTTCTTTTTCTGCCTGGAATCCTTCAATCGCTTCCTCAACCGCAGCAGTTTCCTCTTCGGTCTCGGCTTCTTCGATAGACTTCTCCAGCTCTGCCTCTCTGGTCTCCAGTTCGGTAAGCTTAGCCCGAGCTTCCTCAAGCTTCTTCTTTGCTTCCCGGATCTTCTTTCCCAGCATCAGACTTCTCAGTGCCATCTGCATTACCTCCATGCAATTTAGATTTCATTCTTATGCGCCATGCCTCACGCTCACGCTTTTTCAGCTCTTCCTTGTCCTTTGCCCGCGCGGAGATTGCTGTCTCCTCGTAAGCCGGAAAGGTACACGCCGAAACTTCCCACAACTTCACATCCTTAATCGTCCAATGCACATCCTCTCCTCGGTACTCGGTTTCCTCGTCCAGAATGTCAAATCCGATTGAGCACTGTGTCACATCACCACGCTTTACGCGGGCATAAAGGTTCATGGCATCGCTATCGTTCGGATTGATAGTGATTTTTCCCCACAGCCCACGCTCGTCCTGCCTTACTTCCAGCGTATGTGCGGAAGTTCTGCCAAGGACCAGTGTTGTGTCGTGATTCACAAGCGCCCGGATGTCTCCAGCCAGAGAGCTCGTAAACGCTCCCGGAGCAATTGATTCGCTCATGCCCCATCCAAGGTCATAATCGCTATTGAATACGGCAAAATAGCCCTCGATCGTGAGCTCTTCGCCGTCTTCTCTCGTTTGGAATTCTGTTGCGGCGGTGCGCAACTGCCGATTTTCTCTATTCATCGTTACCCTCCTGCTTGCAATATTCCCATATATATCCTCCGGCGTAAGGTCTCATGCCTTTGCAACACATACAGATATTGCCTTGACTTATATTTAGTGCTCTTGCCGCTGAGTATATGGAGTTGAAAAATAAGTCTTCTCCGGTTTCCATATTTACAGCTCTAACACCTTTTGCGCTTACATTTTGTTCTCTTAATCCCGCAGAAAACGCATGAAAAAGATTTTCGTTATGTGTTACCCATTCAAGGTTTTTCGCGCTGTTATTGCTTTTGTTGCCGTCAATATGATTGACTTCTTTCCCTTCTTCATATCCTTTGCAAAAACACTTAGCAATAATTCTATGCAAGAGTTTGCTCTTCTGCTTTTTCTTATCGCTGATAATGGTTATCTCTACATATCCGCTTTTCTTCACTGCACCTTTAATTATTTTCCCAGTTACAGTGTTTATTACATAACCATCTGAGCAAGCGATATATTTTGAGAAGCCATCTATCGGAGAATACTTAGCCATGTTACTCTCCCTCCTGGATTAACTTCTTCTGTTTTCCGCTCATATCCCACGGCAAATAGTTTTCCAGCACCTTCAACTCATCAAGTCCCTCTCTCGGACCCATTCCCAGCTTGTCTCTCACTTCGTTGCCGGAAACATAGCCACGATCACCCATGGCGCAGAACACGCTGGAGATCGTTTGCAGATCCCAATCAAGCAAGGACATGATGTTGAACCTCACATACCACTTTGGCGAGAGGATCAACTTTTTCGTCATTTCCTGCTGCATGCCCATGACAATCGACTTGAGCTGTGTGTTGATAAAATTGTTCCATTCCTTCTGGTTGTAGTCCCCGGCTCCAAGGATGAAAGCCGGTACTCCAAGAATTGAAGCGATGGTCTGCTTATTGATCTTCACGCTATCGCTCAGTGCAAGATCGTTAAGCGATAACGGCTTGATTTGTTCCACCTGGAACTGCTCAGCCGGAATAATCCACGGCTGTCCGGGCTCCGCAGGCTTCATGTAACTTTCAATAAGTTTCTGCCGCCCTTCCGCACTGGAGAACTCATCCACCAAAGCATCAACCTTGACAATCAAGCTCGGTTTGTATTCGGATTTAAGAAAAGCTCTCTCCGTCTTTCGTGCTTGAGCAAGATTTCCGGCGAGATCCTTGAGCAGTATGCGGAATCCGCGCCCCTTCCAGAGATAGTTCTGGTCAGTGTTTATGCGGAAGTGAAGTACATCGTCCTTGTCGTATGTCCTTCCGGCAATGGAAACGGTGTAGTCCTCCATGCCTACCGGCTGAAAACTCACTTGATTTGCAGGAACCGGCACAAGCGATCCGAGTAACCCTTCATGTGTGTTTACTTTCACCACCGCATTCCCATCTCCATAGAGGAGCAGGTTCATCGCGCAGGCCTCGATAAAAGTCTTCCGCGTCATCGCCGGATTAGGGTTAATGTCCAATTTTGCGGACAACTCATTGACAATCCGCTTATCTCCGCTCTCCGTGTTCTCCATAATGTGGATCGTGAGCATGCCCACAAGCTCAGCAATCCTACGGCAAGCGGTAACGACTTCCGGGTTATCCGAGAGCCGTGTATATCCGGTCGGACAGCAATCATCACCGCCGCCGAGCCATAATCCTACGGCGCTTCGTTTTTGTTTTCTTCCAAACAATTTCATTATTCCCACCAGCTCTTTCGCTCGCCTTTCTCTAGGTTGTTTAGATATCTCACGCAGGCAAAAACGGAAGCATCGAAGAGGTCAATTCTCTGTTCTGCCTGCACTTTTTCGTATTGGATCATGTCATCGCTTTTCTCGATAGCTCGGACATTCTGTACGCAATACTCATAAGCCTCCGAGCCGAGATAGTATAGCCGCTTATCCTTTGCGGCCTTCTCGATATGCCGGAATCCCTCGCTCTTGAGGTAGTAATACTGTGGTTGGTCGATAATGTTAAACTTTGCCTTTTTCATCTGCACGAAGTACTCTCGTGCAAATTTCCGGTCATGCCCAACCTCGGCAATCTTAAAACCGATGTCCCGCATAAACTGGAACCACTTGACCACATCACTCACCTCAACGGTCGGAGTGTTACTCATTGTGAGCCACCCGTCATCCGCCCAACCGAAGAGCGGTATTCCATCCTCATCTGCCTTCTTCGCCGCATTGACAATCGGAAAGAAGGCGTGAGTGATAACGATATCCACATTCTCTTTTGCGTAGTGCCCGAAGAGAGCCGCCGCCGTTAGGTCATGGAGCTTCGAGAGATCCGCACCGCCATACCACTTGATAGGCAGCTTAGCAAGCTCCGGGATCGTCCATGAGTATTGCGTATCACTGGACCGGAACTCCTCAATGTTGAAATATGCTTTCATGGCGGTGGTGTAGACATTCAGTGACCGGCTGAGGAAGTCTTTTCTTTGTTGCGGATCGTTCTGTGCTTGTAATGCTTCGTTTGCCAGATCCTCCGGTCGGATCGTCACACCGTAGGACGGGTTAGCCTTCTCATGTTGGATCGGGTTGAGATAATCCACATCACCGTTCTCATCCTGGTCCGCACGGGCAACATAGCAGAAAAGCGAATCGTCCGTGATCGTTCCGTTGAGCACCTTCACCGCATATTCCAACCGGCGATAACAAAAGCTGTTCATGTTGTCCCCGGCTGTTGTTATTCCAATCATCAGCTTATTTGTGTAAGCCTTCATCGCTTCCTTGAAGCGGTTATACTGTGCGGCCTTCTTAAAGGCATGTATTTCGTCTGCAATTGCTATGTTGCAATTAAACGAATCCTGCGCATCTGGATTTGCAGCCACCGCCTCAATGTAGACGGAGCCGCCACCGGTCCACTCGCGCTTGATAATGTGCTCATGGTGATTGTCTCTAAGCTGGAATTGCCCTATCATCTTCCGGTGCTTGAGAGTGTAAACAATCTCGTCAAAGGATTGTGCGGCCTGCTTGAGTGAAGCAGAGGTGATATAGATCTTTGAGCCGCTCTTTCTTTCCAGCAACGACAGCGCAAAGCTCAGAGCCGCAATAAATGTCGTTTTCCCATTCTTCCGGGCAACGAAGATAAACGCTTCCTTAAACCGCCGCTCATTCGTGCCCTTGTAGTAAAACCCAACTAGGTTATAAACGATAAATATCTGCCAAGGTTGAAGCTCCAGAGGTTTGTCTACGAGTGATTTTCCATCTAGTCCCTCGCCTTGCTTATGGATAAAAACCTCTTCGATAATCCCAATCACGAAATCGGGATCTTTCGGACGGAGTTCCAGATCGTCACGCTCCAGATCGGAGAGAAACCGCTTGCAGGACCATATCACGCCATCTGCCGCAATCTTCTTTCCGCTCACCACATCCTTTGCATATTTGATTGCTATTTGTTTATATGACTTTGCCAAGCAATCACCGCCCCATTTTCTTCAAAACGGCATCCAGCGGATCTTCCTTAGCTTCCACCATGCTTGCATCAGTAATTGCACGCAATCCCTTCGGAGTAAGACCGAGATCCCGCCAAAAAGTCAGCGCGTCTCTGTTCATGTCATTCAATAATCGGATCGTTGGGTGCTGTTCGAGGTTTGCGTGTCCCGCTGCATTGATCCGCTCAACAATCATCGGATCACCGGAGGTCTTGAACTCCAACTCCAGATCGTCCCTGCGCTCCAAAATGCCGGCAAGCGTATCAATCACATCATCAAACGATTTTTGATATGTCCCGATGTCCGTCATGGCCTTAGTTATGCGGTTTTTCCACTGTTTTCTGTTCATATAGCCCTTATATAGCCATTTAAGACTTCAAAATTAACCAATTGCGTGAGAGAAACC